CACAACTGTGGCAATATCCTTTCCCTGATCACTTCGAGGGTGCGTGTGGTACTCCCCTCTTTGTGACCAAAAATGCCGGCTCCTGCTTTGCTGGATTTCATGCAGGTGCTAACAATGAAACTGGATTAGGTTTTGCTGTCGTAGTTGATAAGAAACGCATTGAGCAAGCTGTGTTTGATCTTCAGAAGAAATCAGGTTTCATGGAGGTTCACTCTCAAAGCGGTAACGCTTTAGGTGTGATGAGTGAACCTCTTATTAAATCTCCTTTTCGATATGAAGTTCTTCATGGTTTGACTTACTATGGGAAACTTCCAGGTAAAGTTATGATTAATCATGACTCGCGCTTGAAAAAAGTGCCTGGCTTTAACAGAATTGCCACTCTCTTTGAGAAAGAACTAGGTTTTGTGCCTGAGACTACTTTTATTCCTCCTTTGCTAAAGCCTACCATAGTAGATGGTGAGTATTTATCCCCCTATAATATTGCGTTGCGCAAGATGAGTGTGCAGAAAAAGTGCTTGGATAGAAATGTCTTGCGTAAAGTAGCTGATGTCTTTTCGGAGCATCTTATTAAGGGTCTTACCGCGCGTGGAGTGAAGGAATTACGCCCGTTGACGGTAGAAGCTGCTGTTAATGGGGCGGCTAATGATCCTTTTATAAGGAGGATAAATGCGACTACTTCTGGCGGTTTTAACTTCTCCGGGCTAAAAGATGCTTATATTCCAATTATATCTGACGAGGATAATAGATTATTGCGAGAGCCTACAGACCAGTTGGTTGAGAGAGTCAATGAAGTCTTAGAGTCGTATCTGAATGAGGAAACGGTTGGAGTCGTTTTCAATGCGCAACTCAAAGATGAGCCACGAGATGCTAAGAAGGTTGCTAAAGGGAAAACGCGAGTCTTTTATATGTCACCTTTAGATAACTTGCTGGTATCGCGCATGTTTCTTATGCCATATTATACGCTTATGGTGCAATTCAATGACCTGTTTGGCACTGCTGTTGGAATTAATACTCATAGCGGGGCTGATAAATTTATTAGAGAGCTTTTAGCGTTTTCTGAGAAGATTATGGAAGGGGACTATGGTGATTTTGATTTTTCCATGCCTTATGAAATCGGTTTGACGGTAGATACCATCATAGAAAGAGTTGTTTCTCATTTTGGCTATAATGATTCAGCATGTAAAATTTTGAGAGGCATTTTGACCGATCTACTTTTCCCTAAGATAAATATGTGTAATGATTTGTTTGAAGCTGTGGGACAACAACCATCTGGTCAATACGGTACTGCTGAGAATAATTCTAAGCGTAACGTGGTGATGATGATGATGTTCTGGTACTCACATCCCGCACTTAAGCATTTACATTTCTTTGACTATGTGAAACCCGGGACATATGGTGATGACGTTTTGAATACAGTTAAGGTGTTGGTCGCTAAATATTATAACAACTTAACTTATCAATCGTTTTGTTATAATACACTCGGGATTGAATATACCACCGCTAGTAAAGATGGGAATATGAAGCCTTTTCTGACAGTTGATGAGTGTTCCTTCTTGAAAAGACGTTTTGTTTATCGTGATGATTTTGATAGGTGGGTCGCGCCTTTGGATTTGAACTCGTTATTTAAGTCATTACAATGGTTTATTCCGTCTAAATTTGAGACTAGGGAGGAACAGATAAAGAGTACGGCGATGTCCCTTACGTGGGAACTAGTGTTACACCTTGAGAAGGATGATCATTTTAGCTTTACCCGCCATTTAGAGACGATTATATCTGAAGAATTGTGTGGGGGAGATAAAGTGGTCCTCCCGAGATTTGAGGAGATAACTAAGCAAATGTTCG